TTTTTGCGTTCAGCGCAGCAGTTGACGTCGCTGTACTCTCTATTGCGAAATTGGTTGCACCAAACACCATCCACATCGGCGCACCTGCTTGTGTCAAATCCCACAGAATAACCCTTGTAGCTTCCACTGTAATCAACACCTGCGCCGGGAACTGTCGTGCACTACCTCTGTAGACCTGCGTAACGCCACTACCTGCATTCAGCTTATAGAACACCGCAGCTGTCGTATCATAGTAGTAACTATTAGTAGTTGCACCGCTGATAGCTCTTGCACCAGCCTCATTAGCAGCGCTCCCTAACCAGTTACCCGACAAGGTCTCATTCTCCCAAGACGTATGTGAGCAACGCTTACGCCATGCACCACCGTCAGAGTCCTTAGTGGTGTCATAGATGAAGGTATCTACAAGGGTACCTGGGAAGACTGTCTTGTCGATGGCGGATAGTGTATTGTCAGCTGTAGTAATAGTAGAAGATGTTGTCAGTGCCCCTGTGACTGCCATCCCAGAGGCGGTGATATCTAATACTGTTGCACTGTTGAACTTAAGTAACAAGTTACCTGCAGAATAGCTATGATCGAGTACAGTTGCATTATTGCTGTTATCAAAGTAGAACTGAGTGTAAGGTCCACCGCCATTAGCTTTGAATTGTACACCAGATCTGTAAGCGCCATCCGTGTTGACACTGAGAAGGTTATGAGCACCTGTGGTTAAGGTAGAGCTTATAAGCCCTGTAACAGCTAAGCCAGTCGCAGTGAATGATGCACGTATACCGTTATTAGCGTATATACGGACAGAGTCGTTAGTCTCGTCAATCCCAATAGCAGTGTACAGACTGGAATCTGTGGATAAATATGCGGCGTCGTTATCGATGTATGTATAGAGTGTTCTAGTACCGTTGGTCAGCGAAGATACAAAGCCACTGCTGCCTTTGTTAACACTCAATGTGCCTGTAACAGCAACAGGCGCAGCAAAACTAGTAATCGAAGTAGCCTTAGCGATGGACATCACCACTAGACCACTGGCATTATACACCTCAAATGCATCATTCTCTGACGCAGCACCTTTACCTATCAACCACTGATCAACACCGTTATTCTGAAATGTGATACGTGTGGCAGTAGATGCGGTGTTGTTCATCGTCAGGGCTAAATTAGACGATTTTGTGAGTGTCAAATTACCTGTGACAGCTAACCCTGTCGAAGTAAAATCAGCTATCCCACCTACACGTAGTGTCTCTCCCCCAAGACTGCCAGACTGAAATAACTCTACAAGTTTCGTAGCTTCGGTAGCCTTAACAAACAGTCCAGGGTTATTAGTTCCATTTGCATAGCGGAAGAGTTCATATGTAGTAGCATCTGCGCCACGAAATTGTACACCTGCTGTGCTGGATATGAGACCAGTGACGGCAAGACCGCTAGCAGAAAACACGCCCTTCAAAAGGCCATTAACGCCAAACTCAATATTAGTGGCAGTGTTCGTATTCAGAAATGCTGAATATGCGGATCCGCCTGCTAATTGTGCAGAGCTCCCCATAAGACCAAAGCTAAGATCACCGCCTGTATTAGTCTGGCGTAAGTATGATATTGATGCACCCGCGCCTGTGATGCTCGCCCAGTTTCCGCTGTTTGCTGTACCATTAGTATTAGTGAATTGACCAGTAGCGCCTAATGTACCTGTTACTGCGAGACCGCTAGCGGAAAACGTCCCCACCGGTGCACCAGCACCGCTCGTGTTAGTAGCGCCACAACCAATTGCAACGCGGGTAGCTGCATGGAGACCTGCCAAACCGTAGCCTATGTAAAGATTATTAGCAGACGAATCAGCATCCATCCATGCCACCATCATTTTGCTAGCAGCGTTTGTGTAATGTGGTGTAGCAATTACGCCGATCTTACGTGTTGCATCAGTGATTGTAGATGCGGAGATGTCTGCACCGACGAGCAACGCACCAGAACCCGTGATAGCACCGTTCTGTGCACTGATAGCGCCTGTTGCGTTAAATGTACCTGTGACTCCAACACCAACTGCGTTCCACGACAGGATACCTGAACCGGCAACAGCCAAGTAACCTATCCAACCGGTGGGCGTATTAATAAATGGAGCAGAGTTGTACAAAGATAACCCAGCTTCTGTTGATAGTGGAGTGCCTGTAGGTTTAAAGCGAGAAGCATCAGCGACACCCGTAGAGCTGAATGTACCTGTGATTACTGCATTACCATTGGAACCACTACCTGTGATACGAAACACTTCCGTTGTCGAGCCACTGTACCCAAGTCTGATGGCGAAGGCTGATTGTTGTCCAGCCAACGCATACCCATAAAGTGCAAAGGTGTTGTTATTAGCGGATGTAGAATCCAAGCCTTGCATACGAAGTATTGGGCCACTAATACCAGCAGAATATGCTGCGGTATCTTTCACCACCAGCGGAATTGCACCAGTAAGGGTGACAGTATCAGTTGCACTGATTGTACCAGTAACAGCCACACCTGTAGCAGTCAGCTTCAGCGTATTAACACCGCCGATGTACATATCGAGTGTATTCGCGCTAGACTCAAACAGATAAGTGTCACTACCACCATCGAGATACAGTTTATTAGTAGCCGGTAATGAGAACCAACCTGGTCCGACGGAGAATTGCGTAATCTGCGTGCCGCTACCACCGTGATAACCATATGTCAGCACAGTGGCATTAAAGTTAAATTGACCGGCGCTGTTACCATCATGCCAAAGCTCTATTTGCGGATTCGCATTTCCAATCACACGAAGGTTATCTACGAAGGCTGCTTTGTAGCTATTTACAAATTTACTAGCAGAGGTTGCATTGGTTATTGTGCTTGTAACACTCAGCGTTCCGGTCACAGCAGCGCCTGTAGCAGTCAGCTTAAGTGTATTCACTCCGCCAACGTAAGCATCCAGTACATTAGCGCCAGATTCAAACAGATACGTATCGCCACCGACACCTGCAGCACCGTCTAAGTATAACTTCTTTGTACCTTCAAGTACAATATCATTAAGAGACTTGATATTGACAATCGCTTTATTCAGATTGTCAAAGTTAGTATCAATCTCAGCATTAGTAAGTGGGAGACCTTTTACCGTACTCCCAGTGCTATTTCCAGTTTCCCGTAAAAGGATCTCAGCCATTATGCGCCCCTAAGAGTCCAGATGACGGACATAGAGTCCGCAGCACCTTTGGTTATCACATCGAAGATAGCTCTAGCAATCATACTACCAGATGCTGCATCGTTGAACATACCAACTTCGACTAAAGCGCCTGTACCAGTACCAGCGGGGAACACAGCAGTAACCACTAAGCTGTCATTTGCGAAGCTAGTGGTAGAGATCACAGCACTATTAATAGCAACTCTTGCGACTTCAGCCGCTAAAGTGGTCTGTGCAGCAGCTGCAGCAGTATTGGTAGTACCTACAGCCATGTGCGACAAAGCACTAGCGGCTGCATCTTTCATTCTGGATATAAACAAGGCTAATCCAGTTTGTACAACTAAGTTATCAATCTCTCGTGTTTCTTTAAGAGCACCTTCTGCATCTCTGACTTCTATATGCAGTTTGCCCTTGAAACTTACAGAACTGTCTAATTTCATTTCTTGCATCCTTAAGTTAATTGTGCATATGACCCTACAGCGTAGTCTTCTGCGAAGTACGTATTATCGTTGTAACTCTGTATCAGGCATGCACCTGTGGATGTAAAGCTTATAGTATCGTCTAACACCTTAGACATACTAATATAATTCGTATCCGCTATAGAAACGGTATCTGATAAGGACTTTGTAAGGTCTATTGCGCTTATGCTATCAATTACACTATAAGTATCATGCAATATCTTGGACACATCTATAGAGGTGATGGCATCAGTTGCAGACATTGTGTCAGCTAATGACTTTGTAAATGCGATAGCCGCACTGTCTAGAATACTGAATGCATCTACATTATAGACCTCTCTGTAGTTATCTACGATGTTTCTATCAGAGAGTGGTCCGAAATCAGTAATCGAAATGTCAATAGACGGAGTATCGACACCAATATCTGAAGCAGCATAATCACCAAGTGAGACATCGATAGCTGTATCTGGTGTCTCAATAACGCGGTCAGTCCCTGATAGAACAATCGTTTTTACGCTCATGTTGTTAACTCAGTTGGACTAAATAAGAATTCAATCATACCACGCATAGGCTTCCAGGTGCGCGGATAAAGCGCACTAGCAGGCTCAGTTACGCGTAACTCAAAGAATCCATGTGTAGGAATCCCAGGCTTAGGTTGCACTGCCCAATCAGTGGACAACGCTTTTGGGAACTGCAGATACACCTTATTTGGAATGTAGCTGGCCCAATCTGAAGATTGTGAAGGTGGTACAGCATTGACAATATCAGTACCTATTAGGCGCTTGTAGTACCCATCACCATAGGTTACAACTTCCTCTCGTGAATACGCTACAGCAGCACTCCATGCGCCCATCTCTACTGGGACACGTACGTTTAACGTGTCTGTTACACCGCCAGGTTCTACTGTAGTAGGTACTACTTCTAGACCATCTTCGTCAAGCAGACCTGTATTAGCAGCCTCAATTACAGAGGCTTCGAATTCATAAGCGCCACTGTAGGCGTTAGTTAAAAAGTTTAATGTTACTTCAAATTCCTGTTGTTCACCCTGGATAAGAGACCAGAGTACGGAACCTGAATCCGTTTGCAAATCTGTTGTTGTATCAGTAATTCTTGCTCTAGCCATGATGCTTAATTCCTAGGGTTAATACATAGGTTAATGATTAAAGAGGTATATACATGATACTGCTGACATCTGTAGCGATTAATACAGGGGAGCGGTAAAGTTCAATAATTTAACAGTTTCGCACAAGATAGAATTATCGCAGTTACTATAATATCACGACTATAGATTTATCTGCGATTTCTAGAATCTTATACCGTTATAGTAAGTTCTAACGCTTCCATAACTAGGAAGTTTGCAACACCACCTGTTAAGCCTGTGATCGACACCGTTACATCTGCATTAGTATCAACTGAGGAGTACGTAGGTGCAATAGTACCTGAATTATCTGTAATAACCTGACGCGATAGTAGACCTCTATTTTGAGCAGACATGCTATGCTTAGCGTGTGCAGCGCTATCGTTAGCCGCTGTTTTCATTGTAGTGGAGCCTAGTTTTAATACAGTTGTCTTCGCATCAACGTTATTGATTGTGGAGAAGGTTGCATCGAGACTGATGCCACTATGCACGCCTAACACGCCACCAGGTATCGAATAAGCCATCATGTTAACAGCTGTGATTACCGCTGAGTATGCCTCTGCAGAGCCTACCGCGGTAAGCAACGACGTAGCTTCCGCGCCTGCTGGTGTATACGGTATAAATTGAGCCTCTGCTTTAGTGAATTTAGTGAATACTTGTCCAACGGTAGTCGTAGCGAAGACTGTGTAGTAGTATCCTGCAAGTCCACCTACTACAGCATCTGCCGGCAGGTATAACCATGCTGAGCTATATACAGCTGGCAGTACTACATCTAACGTGACGATACCATCAGCGTCTATAGTACCACTGCTGCCAAGCACGACAGGCACTGCTGTTTTTACTATAATTTCTGTACTCTTTTCAGGTGCAACTGCTGCACTAATCAATTCATTAAACTTAACCAGCGTGGTGGATAAGGTGCGACCGGTCTTACGATTATAGGCTACAACGTTAGTACCATTATTAGATTGCACCTCCCAGTTACTAGAGAGCTGCTGCGCCATTAGCTGAGATCTGACATTCATTTGTTATCCTTCGTCATTCATTAGAATTACATTAAAGTTTAAATACTTTCGTCTATCGCCCGCTTTTCCTTCTGCCACATCGAACGGCTGGAAAATGCCCATAACCGCCCCAGGTTGCCCCAGGGCGCGGCGCGGTTTCGCGGGATGGCATGGGTATCGGCGAACGCCCAATTGTCCCGCCTGCGACCACTCTGCGCGCTTACGACAGCGAACCGTGACTGCGTCAATGTAGTAAATACCACCACTCACTCATAAGCTAGCAATCACCAAGGGAAATGGATTACTATTCACATCGGTCGGTGAGAAATGACCAGAGTAGCCTAACTGTTGTGTCATTCCGTCAACACCCCAACATGTCACGTGATGAGTAAAAGCCGCCTTAATACGTGCATAACGTGTTCCGCCTGAATCGTAGAAAGTTAGATATTCACCGTATGGATTGAATGCATGGTAGTACTGACTAGTACCTTGAGGGTCATAGTATCTGTGTATAACGACCCCGGTCATCGATTTCATACTGTTAAGCAAGACACCTTGACCTATTGGCACAGCATATTCTATCGTCTGGTTATAACCTATTGTTGGTGCGCTATAGAAAGCTGGTGCAGAGAAACTCCCATTTGCTGTTACTATGGCATAAGGTCTGGCTACATTTGCGGTATACTCAATGGATATTGGTGTGTAATCTGAGTTCCAGATCCTGTTACCGCTAGCATCATATATCTCTAAACCGTAATCTGGTGAGGTAGGCGGCTCATCTAGATCTACTATAGTGTAACTTACAGTACACGAGGTGTCCCCTGTCCAAGCTGAGCATACTGTATTCCATACAACAGGTGTCTGGTGGGAACATAAATAGACGCCTGTGTATTGACCTCCACCATTCACTTGCCAATTATGTAGAGACACTGATCCGCTACCTGTGACATCTGTAATGAAAATCAATGGTTGATTCGTTAAAGGTCTGCTGAAGGTTAGTAAACTAGCTGCTGAATTAAACCATTGATCTCCTGAGTTATTCCAGTCTGGAAAAGAACCTAAATCATTAACTATGACAGATGCTACATTGATTGTTCCAGATTCTAATATAGTGGCGTATTTAGATGTAAGCGATATATTTGAAATGCTATCTTCATTAAGCGCCTTAATACCATAAGTCGGGAATGTACCTGCGTCACTGCCAAAAGAAGCATACTTCTTATTTTTCAAGACTAGATTAAAGAAAGGTGTTGACCCAAATTGTAATAACGAACCGTAAGTGTTGTTCAAAGCGGGTACTTGTGCAACACCGTTAATATCTATATATTTGTCGGGAACCTCTAATAAGCAATACCAGGCATAATATCTAGCCCCAATACGTAATGGACCATCAGCTTGTACAGAGCTTACTTTCCCTGTTTCACTATATGACTGAGGCTCATTAGCACCGTAATAAAAATAATTGGTAAAGATTGATGAGTCAAACGCTAAATCTCCGTTAGCTTTAAACGTTTTCAAACCATGAGCCATTATCGTGTCTCCGATGCATTAAGATTACCTAACTTAACGCGTAAGACACCTGCGGCATCAAACACCATAATAACATCGTCTTTAATATACAGCGCAGCACCTGTAGTAGCTGACTTGACTTCAACACTGGAGGCTTTCACATCGCCTCTTACAATAAGTTGTGATCCATCCCACTTCAAGTAGTTCGTAGCATCACCGATTGAGAACTTATAGGTAGTATCTTTATAACCAAGCCAAAGTCCCGTACCAGTAGCATAATCTGTTTGTCCACCACGTATAAAACCTGCGGTGTCTAAGACAATATTACCGGCAGTTATCGAGCCCATATTAGCTGATAACGCGCTCAGACTTCCGACCTTAAGCGTAGACCAGTAAGGCTGTGTCGCCCAGTACGTCAAGTCTGTAGTTGGGTTATACACTCCGTCTAATTGATACATGTATTCGCCAGCACTCAGTGTCGGCACACTAGCGCTCCACACTAAGCTAGTTAGTCCATAGATTTCAGTTGGAAATGAAACAGACCCACTGGTTTGCACGCTATTCACAACGTTAGGTGTTGCTACAGAAGATTTACCATAGGCGGTTCTGTAAGAGTTACCTTGAGCGCCAGCTGCACCATTTGCACCATTTGCTCCAGCTGAACCAGCAACACCAGCTTTAATTTTAGAGAATGTTTGCAATATAGTATATTGTGACACTACACCAGCAAGATTCTTATAACTTACAATGAAAGCTAATGAGCCTATATCAGCGGAAATAGCAGTTAAGTCAGCGTATCGTCTAGTGTATGTTGCCACTGTAGATGCGACACCAGCTGTAACGTTAGTTGGTACAGCATTGACGGTATATTGATCGTTTCCAGTACCATATGCTACTCTGGTGGTTCCTCTATACACATCGATATCGCACCCTGATCCAGTAAATTGCGGATTATTACCGTCCGAATCAGTAGCTATACCATGTGTAGCGTTCGATAGTACCACAGATATTGCATCAGTAGCATCTTTGAGACTTACTATTGCTATGCTATCAGTCGATAATACGGTTGTGGCTGCTCCGTCTTCCCTCAATTTAACTTTAAACGTTACAGGTACATTAGAGAAAGAACTTGGTGGTGTATATACATAGAAACTTTCTGTAGTATTCTTAACTGACACATCATCTTGCAAGAACTCATAATATGGTGTACCAATTGTATTAAATGCCGATGCTGTTATCATGGCATTGCTTGGCGATGGTAATGTCCCAGATGCATTATAGGAAAAGGACATTGGCAATGAAGTTAGCATTATTGATCTGGATGTCAACCCATCTGCACCTTGCGCACCATCAGCGCCATCAGCACCTATCGAGCCTGCATAACCTATTGATTGTACTATGGATGAAGACCAATTAAAATTGGTAGTTGTAGCTGTAATTACATCAGAGATCTGAATTGAGGCCTTGTATAATGTATAACCAGGTGTCTCACCAGTTGTAGATACAAGCGACCAACCAGATGGCGCTGCGCCAAATAATAAAGTAGCCCACGTCAATGTTCCTGATCCTGTTGGCGCTGCAGGAGGTGTTACGTCCCATTTGAATACAGCTATTTCATTACTCTTAGTACCCTCGCCATTCATTGAGATATCAGAAATAGTAGGACTACTGAAGTCAATTATAGTAGTCGCTGTATTAACATAATCAGATACTACAACTGACATTTCCCACAGCTTAATAGAAGGCGTTCCAGGGTTAGCACCGATTGTTACAGACCAGTTTCCAGCATTTAGAAGATTAATAATCTGTCTGGTAGTCCAATCGAATGCAGCTGATATGGTGCCAGCGCTAGGCATCGCAGTCGACCACTGGAAGAATCTTATAGTGCTCTCCTGTTTTGCGCTTTCTGGCAGATACACTTCAGGTGTCGACCATACTAATGTATTTGTATTTGCACCAGTTCTGTTATAGCTCGTAGCGACCGCGCGAGTCACATAGACTTTAGCATTGCCAGCTGGCACTTCAGCATGCCATACTACACCAATGTCAGTAGGTACAGTTAGTGGGCCATTTGGAAATGTCCATGAGCCTCCTGTAGGTGGTGACACGGCTGCATCTCTGGTAAAAGCCTCAAGTGTAATACTATTTAGATTAGTACCAACATTTAGAACTGGAGTACTCCAGATAGGAGTTGTTATATGTGATACTTCACTATCTCTTATAACACTACGACTGTAGTATAACTCATTCCCATCATCAGCAGGTGTGTCTATACTCCACCCAGAAGGTGGTGTAAGCACATCAGTGCTGAAATTATAAGAGCCACCTGTGGGAGGTGTATTTAAGAGGGTAGCACTGCGTTTATAAATAGCTATCTGAAGTACCTTGAAGGATGTAACAGCTATCTGATTAGATGTCATACCTAGGGAAGGCCAACCAGATCTGGGCGCAGAGCCTTTAGAACTCATAGCAACAACTGTAAATTGGTAGTCCTGCGATACTAATGAGGGTAACTCAAAAGACGTGCTAGTAGTGTTACCAATCTCTACCCACACTGTATTTGGACCAGGTGGTGTCAGTTCCGTAGTAAGTAGAACTTTGTATTGAATGACTCTGACGTCATTAGCGGCGGTCCACGTTAATTTACCTGCAGAGGAAGCTCCATTAACTGGTGGAACTAATTGCAAATTAGTCACCTGCGCTAATTCTCGATTGTATACATTACGTACTTGTACGATTGCATCGTCAGCCACATTCCATGCTAGATCATTTGCATCGTACTTTACACCAGATACTTCTAACGTACCTTTGTCCGTTATCTTTACATCGTCGATCTTTATAATTTCACCAGGAATATTCAAGACAGTGCTAGTTACTTTTATAAAATCGCCAGGCTCAAGATGTAATAATTGTGGTATTAATACTAAACGATATACGACACCTGTGCGAGATGACCTAACACGCTGCTCAGCTTTAGCTGTTGCGTGCTGCGGAGTAGTAATACCCTGCTCAAAGAACTCAGCTTCTAAAGGAAGTTGACTATCGACTGTTCTATAGGTATTGTAAGCTGTACCATTCTTCACTGGCCAGTATACAGTATCCTCTGCGAAGTCTTCATTCTCATTACTGAATTTTATTGTAGCATAATTCAACCGAGTCTGTGCGTCGGGCCATGAGACACCATTTTCGCCGCTACGGATTATCATTGAATCATCAATGTATGCTGATATAGCGTCTCTCACCCAACCGTTAGTACTAGACGTTGTGGGAGAACCTGGGATAGGATCATTAGCTGGTGCAACAGCAGGTACCCATACATCTGTACGTCTGAATAGGTCTACTGCAGATCCGGAGCCAAATTGAACAACATCATTTATGTCATATGGGCCTTCTGAGTTGTAAACGTATGGATGCTTTAACATCAACTTATACTTACCACCAGCCCAAACTAAATCAGCTAAGCCCATAGTATCTAATAATAAATTAATATTATCGCGTAATGGTTTAGACGAATCCAGGGCGATGTTAGCTTCATATCGCTTTATATCTTTTTGACCACCTTTTTGAATCCACAGCTTACCTTGACGTGTAACATCAGCCATTACAACTTCTTCACAAATCAGGTATGCCTGATAGAACGATTCTAGATCTATTTTGGACACAGATAAGCCACGTCCATATTTTGTACTAAGTAGATAATCTAGCAAACATAGTGCCGGATTATTACTATAAATTTTCTCAGCGCTTAATGTACGTAACCCTTGCGCACCTTCAATAGTATAGACCTTAAGTCCCTCTACATAGAACTTGGTAACAGGAACTCCACCGAATTGTGGGTCATCTCTATTCAACCTGAAGAATAAAGTTGCATTGGTCGTGTCAGTAAATAATGCCGTACTTCTATTTGCATCATTAGCTACCATAAATGGATCATTTCGTCCACCTACAGTATCTACATGCGCACGAACATCAGATCCCCAGTCTAACACTGGCTTATCATCAACATCAACCTGATAACATCTATTAATGCCTGAAAAACCAATTACTGTCTGTATTCCAAGAATTTCATGCTTGCTACCAGAGTAAGTGCCTAGAGAACCGAAGTCATCGACTCCTGTAGCATGATGCTCTGCGTAACTAATTGAATTGAATGTCTTATGATATACTCGTGTTCCACCTACTGCATTGCGCCCGTATAGAACATATACAGGTTTGGCCTCACCTTCGGTATTAAGTATGATACCTTTTGCAGCGTCCGCCCTGGCTGCAGCCTCTTCCTGAGCGCGACGTTGGCGTTCTCTAGCCTTCTCAGCAGCTTGTTGTTGGAAGATCATTGAAACAACAAACATCGCTATTTGAAATAGAGGATTACTCATTATGATTTACCCCATACGTGTTGCACTTGTTTCGAGCCTTCAAACACCTCATCGAAAGCTGTATCCGCATTATTTCGTTGTGACATTGATTCTTTCGTCGTATGAAAGCTGTTCACACGATCCAAGCTAGCCATCGGTGATGCACACTCTATTACAATGATTACAGAGCCTTCACTGGCGTCCACTGTTAGAGTAGTTGTATCTACAACACCTTCGTAAGCTGTCTGAATATCTCCAGAATTTAAGAAGGGAGAATCTGGTGCTACACCACCTATTGAAGCTTCCGTAGTATTAAAGAATACACCATATACAGAAACTTCAGAGCCTGTGATCCCTGCTTCGATTAAGCTTCGTAAAGAAAATTCAGGGTCTATCAGTGTTATTTTGTATGCTTCTCTATCTACTACCTTAGACAACTTTGGAGGCTCTACAGCTTTAAGCAATCCACCTGCCTGATATAATTCACCTAAGATTGTTATATCATATGGATTATCTGTGTATCTAAGTGTCTGAGATTGTGTTACTATTTTTACAGCAATAATTGCGCGGATATCATCTGAAGCTAAAGCTTGCAGAATGTTAGTACTGAGTTGCCTCATTCTTTTCTCCTAAAGGCGAGATGGTTATGTCGTAACCAGCCCTCCTTTTCAAGAATTCTGGCTATCGAATTTGTATCATCCAGGTGACATGAACCTGACATTATTAATGGAATTTCTCTATCATCACAAATATTGCATAGTAGCTTATGCATCGCTATTACACAATTTATACGTTCCATAGTATTTGGCAATTTTGTATCACAGTAGGTTTGAACACAAGTGCGCTCACCATTAAGTTCACTCTGCCGTATATCAGCTAACAGCATACCACATACTGTACCTTCCTTGTAGCTAACTAGAAATATATCACCAGCATTAAGTCTAGACTGTAACGATTTTATACAGAATTCTCTATTAGGCTTTAGAATACTCTCTCGAAAATACATGTCAACACATATCTCTAGGAGTTCAAGTGGAGGTCTTCTTCTAGTATAGCTTTCAACAATAATTCCTTGATATTCCAATATGAAAGATTTAGGAATATCCGCTAATGTTTTCATAATTTCTCAATAATTTTAGTTGAGCCCTGGTCTATAATCATGCCATCCGCGAACTTAATTCCACGGATGAAAGATGCATCATATTTAGCACGCATTGTTACTAGATCACCATATTGGATTGCAACACCATCGACTTTCGAAACTAATAATTTCGGTATCAATTCCACAGTAGAGCTTACACTAACACCTAAGTTTAGCGTATGTGCTACACTGGCTATCATATACACTTTCGAATCACCAGTGAAAGTTATGAACTCACCAGCATTGATATTAGCAACATCTATACCGCGACTACCGTTGGCAATGATTGTAACACTGCTTGCGTTAGCACTGGCATTGCCAGATAACGCCAAAGTAGCCCCTGCGATAGAACGCATCTTTCGATTAATATTAATCTGAGGCATGCGTACATAGAAGGTGTTTACATTGTTCAATGCAGAATGTATCAACACGTTCTCTGGATTGTGAATTGGAGAAATACCTGCTTCAATTTCCCATCGCTGTGCATCTTGTGAACTTGTCACAGATTTCAGATTCATTGTATCGCCATCGAATATAGGCGCGTTATTAGTGATTGACAGCGGAGCCGTGAATACCATCGATAATTCGCTATCTGCACCTGTATTGGAACTGGTCTTTAATATTCCATACATACTATTTCCTTATAAAACGGGAGAGGTCTGCTAGACCCCTCCCTACAGTTTAACGTCCGCGATAGCTTATCTCACGGTTATGCATGTTAACACCGTTAGCAATCTGAGGTAGCATTGACATAATCTCCTTCTTAGTCTGTCTGGAGACATCGCCGGTGATATTTAGGTTGAATACTTGTTGCTTTCGCTCGTCAGACATCTGTGTTTTATCTATTGTACTCAGTGTAGCTGCGCCAGACATACTGCTAGAGACTAATCCACCTTCTGCGAATTTAGCAAAGCTTCCATCATTTATAGCTGATAGAATCGGTAAGAATTTCTTTGTAGATGCCGCGTTTATGACATACTCACCATTGGACAGCATCGCTGCTATACTATCAGACGTTCCAGTCCCAGGTCCGGCTACTCTACCTCCGTTTGCCATCCATAGGCCACCCCAGTCCCAATCTGCACTCATTGTGTTAACAGAAGAACCAAAGAAGTCTGAGGTATCGATAGAAGACCCACCAAATAACCCACCTAATACTGAACTTGCACCACCTAGTACAGAACTCGATGTACTATTGCTACCAAACAACCCATTAAAGACATTCTTAAGAATATCCCAAGCCGTGCTAAGAACACTCTTTAGATCAGTCCAGGCAGAAGTTAATGTACCACGTAATGAAGTCCAGCCTGACGACAAAGTATAGGCAAAACCTTCATTACCCTCTGCCAGAGCTTCTTTAGTAGCCATTGTACTATCCTCAACTAGAGCTGTGTTAGTCAGCTTATCAGCTTTCTGCAGAGCTTCCATATCAAAGATATTAGCATTAGAAATATCAGATGCAGCTCTATTACCAATATTTAATGTCTCTTCTGTGCTTGCTATATTTTCCTTCAACACAGCACCAATATTATCAGGGGTAGACATTAAAGCTTTCTCCATAATTCTGGAGGACTTTGGTAGATTATCATTAAGCGTATTAAAGCCCAGACCTTCTAGATTCTTTCGAAGGTTGCTACCATCCGTATCTTCTTTAGCAGCAGGTGTCTCACCTAGTATAAATTCTTTGAAGTTCGCACCAAGGCCTTTTAAGTAGCCTCCTACGCCCTCGAATTCAACTCCTTTTCGAACTTCAAATACTTTACCAATGTTAGTGAAGCTCTGAGCCTGGCTAGCCATATATCTAGATATCATACCCTCAAAGGTGCCTTTCATAAATGCATCTACGAAGCTCTTCACAGATACATCTATGATCCTATTAGCAAAACTAGCAGTCATAGTGCGTAGCAGAGACTCTGGTCCTTCCATCCAGTTTCTATTACCTTTTAGGACTTCAGATATGCCACCTGACAGTGAAGATGTAAATTCAGATCCGAAAGCTATACCTAAATTTCTGGCCTCAGCTTTGATAAAGCTACCCCATTTCAAATTAGCTAAGGATTCACCAACAGCTCTGGCGATTTGAGGCGCTACAGCTTTTTCAGTTGTACGCTGCTTTCGCTGATTCAGTGCGATTACCCGCTTATCACCACCACCTGGTTTCTTTTCTTCAGCCTCTATAGCATCTCTAGCTTCTTCGAACCTATTAAGGTGGTATTCTATAGACTGTTCTGTCCACTCATCTAAGTTATCGGCAACATCTTTAGTAAATCCTTTGAGTGTCTCTCTAAACTCCTGATCACCGCGACCGGCAAATGTCTTCACCACTGCATCAGAGAAGTTCATATTATCCAACTTCTCGGTGAATTTACCTTTGGTTTGCGTCGGCACCAAAGCATCTTTCTTTGATGCTGTCTTATCTAACAGATTCTGAATGCGATCTGGTGCATCACGTAGAAATTCAGCAGATCCAAATATACCACCAGTCGGTTTAAGAGCATTAGCTGCCTCATCTCTGACCTTAGCTAGTAACTTGCGGCGCTCCTCAGATGTTTCAGCCTGATAACCTAATTCGGCCGTCCTATAAGCAACCATCCTATCTTTGATCTTGGTGTACTTATCGAGAGTGTCTACTAATTCATCACGTTCAGCACCAGTAAGCTCACCTATCTTTTCTATAGATGATGTGAATCCACTAGACTCTAATGTATTTAGTATAACATTGTTGGCGTAGCCTAAATCTAGATTGCTCATCGCTTCTCTGATTGCGTTTCCAGAATCTTCAGCAGTTCTACCAAATGCAGTTTTGATCGCATTCATAATACGATCTCTCATACCGCCAAGGCCCATCGAGTCAATTACGCCATTGAATGCCTCTAGTGCTCTATCGATGAGACCGCCTGAAGTATCAGGTTTTAGTGGCTTCTCGACTACAACGCTGGCGCCTAGCAGCTTTTCAGCATACTTAGGATCTTCTGCCCATCGCCTTCCGCCTTCCCCACGTTGTAACCCAAGCGAGAACTTGAACATATCCTCTTCAGCACCTAATGCCAGCTTATATCTACGCTTAATAAGACTAGAGTAGTCCTCTTCAAATTCTATGATATCCTTGTATACTCTAAACTTCTGGTCTTTAGGATTACCATTAGCGTCCTTATCGCCTCGAGTTACAGACGGCTGATTCCCTACAGCAATCATATTACCTAGGTTATTACCTACAATCTTGGCACCATAACCTGTTTCTAGACCCCAATGACGGAGAATTATATCAGGACTAACACCTAAAGTTTTACCGACGCGTTCAGCTGACGTACGATATGTACGTTCAAAAAGTGCTTTACCACCTTCGCTGAAGCCAGGTAATTCTGCACCACTGTTAATCGCCTCAAGAAGACCTTGGTATTTAGCAGTAGACTTCGCATTGACAACAAATTCGCCATTAGATAACCTTGCAAGGATACTGTCGGATGTACCTGTGCCAGCACCTTTTATAGAGCCACCGGTAGCATAAGCTTCAGGGTCTTTCCCCTCGTTACCTCTTAACATCCATTCAAAGAAATCAAACGGTAACTTAAATTTGGTCTCTCTAAATTTAGGTGCCTTATATCTAGGATTGTCTTCAAAGTGCTGAGGTTTTCCATATATTGCTGGATCTGGGTTGTATTGAGCTGGTACAAGATCTCTATACTTAGTGCCTAGCATCAGTGCACCAGCTGCATGTCTTAGCGTCTGTGACATCGGACCTTTATCAGCCATCAATCTTACCATCTCATCAGACATAGCGATGCTCATTATAGAGAACGGATTCTTAGATCCATTGAACGTAGCATCGTCTGCAAAATCCCAAGCATCATCCAGAAACTTAGACTCACCGGCTGTCTCTTGCGTCAGATTGGATATGTAAGCACGCATAGCCAGCGCCATGAATGATTTACCATCGCTGCTTATAGGGAAAGGAGCATTTGCCATCGTATGCATATACGCAAGATATTCCTCATCTACTCTGGCACCACCTATTCTGGAAGATGCATCAGCGAGGTAATTATTCATGCCTAATGCTTTGCGATTATTGAGTAACTCATGGTGTCCGAATTCATGACGGCCAATTATATACTTCAACTCGTTCTCTAACTGACTACCTTTATTTCCAAATTTAGGATAGGCAATCATCTTATCGTTAAGACTATAGCCACCTTCAAAAGCGTCTCCTGATAACAGTCTTTTCAGGCCAGCACCTTTAACATCAGAATTCAGCCCACCGTAAAGTTTGTCAAAATCTATATTACCACCATCTGCGAACCCTGGGGACATATTCTTAAGACGATCACGTTCGTCGTAATGCAGTTCTTTTAGAATATTACCAAATTGAGTCTTATCATTGTCGACCAGACTTTGACGAAGCCTCTTCATAAATGGCACTAGATATCCTGTATCAGCATTAATTCCGCTAGTTAGAAACTTATTTATCTCAGAGATCGAGTCTTTCGGGCTTTCGAAGGCAGTTTGTGTGACTAAGGCAAAAATACCTTCCAGACCAGCTTCTGTAATTATAGATTCAATGCTGTCTAGAGAGTTCGTACTGCCAATAGCTTGATAATCTCTTACATCAAAGTTCTTAAACTTGCCAGCTCTCGCCTGATAATCTCTAGCATCAAAGAATCTGTCTTTAACCATACCTCCGTTTGCAAATGCAGGTAGCCCGGAATTGATACGCTCAAGTAAATCTTTATTCTGTGATGTAGCTTTAGCATTTACAACGTATTCACCGTTAGATAATCTGGCTAGAATACTGTCAGAAGTTCCAGTCCCTGGCCCAGTTATGTGGCCTCCAGTTGCTCTGGCTGGCAGATTATTGCCTACCGGTGGTGAACCAGGTTTGTCTGATGCCTTATCCGGTTCTGACGATCCAGAAATATACTTGATACCATAATATAGAGCCGCTCCAATTAATGCGCCGATACCTAAGATTATTGCGCCCTTAGCCGCTCCTGTAGCAGCAGCAATTAAGACCGGCAGTGAGAATATACTAGCAATAGCTGTAATGCCAATACCCACTGTAGCTATCATCTGCCTGATATAAGGTGATGTGACACCAAATACCTGCCTAAGTTCCGTAGCTAGACCCGTAAATATGCCACCCATTAGCGGACCTAAGTTACGCCAAGTGGTTAGAACCACATTATTAGCTGTAGCCCAGGCTGCTTGTAATTGAGCTAGAAATCCCGGACCTAAGCTAGCTGACATAGCGTTACGGATATTCTGGAACATCGTAGAAAGATCCATACCTAGCACCTTAGGTGCCAGTGCTGCAATTGTTAATGCTGTACCACCAGCTGCAACACCTCCTGCCACTGCTTCGCCTCGTGTATAATCTGAACCTTCAACTATAGGCTTATTGGAGCCAGTGAATTCTTTTATAGCATTTCTAGGTTTTACTGTTAAGGCGTCTATATGCTCTTTTATCTTCTTGCTAATGCCGTCCCATAACTCAGCCATCTTGGTAACAAATGGATCGAACATATTTTTCTTAGCAAAATCCATAGCATACAAAAATGCATCTTTAAGGCTCTGCCAGTTAGATAACGCAAGTATCAGTGCACCAACACTAATAACGAAGACACCTATCGGACTTAACAATATCGGCAGTGCAAATGCAACGGCAGTGCTTACAGCCGCAAGGAGCGCATTCGTAAATAGTGCAGTCATCTGGACTGCGGCAACACCTATAAATGCACCGATGGCTTGACCTGTCAGTGCAGACGCGATGATAGTACCATATTTAGCCCATTCAGAGGACTCACCCATCCCTTTTACAATCTCAACACCTATTTGGTATCCAGCGAAAGTACCTGCAGTACCACCTATACCAGCAAACAGAGATGTAGCACCTGCCTTGAAAGCTTGCGACGATTCATCTATTTTCTTGTTTAGGCCTTTGAGTTGTGTATTAACCTCTTGTCTCGCTGATACAAAGTCAGCAATTCTAGCCGGAGATGCTCCACGCTGTCTTGCAGTAGCTAAGTCATTATCAGCGCCAGCGAGTCTTCTTTGCAGAATTTGTTGAGACAATCTATCGGTTAGCACAGAAGCTATCTTGGTAGGTCCAGTCATTACTGTCTTCAGAACGTCTGTAGCAATATCGCGACCTTTCTGAAACAGAAGTGCTAGCTTAGCGATAACAGTCAGAGATCCAATCATACCGGCACTACCGCCTGGGCCGCTCCCTAGAAAACCCTTGACGATAACATCAACAAACTCTCTGAATCCAGCAATCATACGCCTAGAGGCATCAGCCACTAACTGCTTATCAAGTATCTTCTCCATATACAGGAGTAATACCGTGGTGTACACACCGAATGTGAATGTAGGAAGCTTCTCGCCAAATATTGGGATTAGTCTCTTTGACAACGCATGTAGTGCCAGACCTATCATTGTAGATATTGAAGCAAATACAGGTACTTGCCAATCAGAAGGTAATGCATTAAACATGTCATGTCCAGGTACTCTAAGTTCTCTACCCCTCTTCGGACCTCTAGCAACCTTACCTTCAGGGTCTGATTCGACCATTTTGCCGAGTTTCATATACTCGAATTTAACTTTATCCTGTATACCAAGCATCTGCTTGATAGCATGAATAAAGGCGCTATCTGAATTATCAAACCAGGCTCTGAAATCATTCACCATAATTTGCAAAGACTTGCCGATGCTCGTAGCCAATATTGCAGTCATTATCGAGTGAAACTTCTGAACAAAATAATCTTTAATTGATTTCAAGCTACCGACTATATCATTCAGTGAGGATTTCGCACCAGATGCTAGTGCTTCCGTAACATTCTCTGGCGTCCTAGGTTTTTCCGTTAGGCTCTGTATAAGAGCTGATAGCATATTGCCATCTTGAGTATTAGCACTATTTGTACCGACATTCCTGATACCAGACTGTATGCCGACCATCGTGAAGCCACGCCTATCTGACATCCCAGAGTCCGAATAAATTCTACCCCCAGATTGCGCTCTTTTAGTCGACGGTAGGGAGGCCTCGACATCACGCCTCTTATTGACCTCCTTTATATAGGTCTTGATTGCGTCGATGCCTTTCGAAACCCCTTTACCTATTTTCGCGAAGGAGTCACTAAGTGAATCGAATACACCTTTAAATACACCAGCTATTACAACACCTGCTGTAACAAAGGCAGTAACTATACCCTTCACCAGTGATTTGATTGAATCCATTTCCGGAAGAAAAGAGAAGGCATCTTTAAATTTCTCTTTAACGCCTGATATGTCAAACATACTACTAAACATACCTTTAATAGCCTCAATAGCATTCCTCGCGATAGATGGTAACTTCTCGAAGAAGTCTATGGTGTCCAACATTAGGTCAATTACAGCAATCTCAAATACAGATGCATAATGTTGTATTCTCTCCGCGAACTTACCTATGGCTACAGCCATACTATTTATTTGTTCAGCTGGTCCACCGGTGCTGCTAAAGAACAGATTGGAGATAGCTCTGAACAGCAGCAATCCAGACGTTTGCATATTTTGAAAAGCTTGCGCAAAAGTTACACCAACTTTCTTGAACTTAGCATCCATCACTTCTGTCTGAGCAAGAATCGCTTTGAATACATCTTCAGATGTTAGCTTACCTTCTTCACCTAACTTACGCAGATCGCCCACAGCCTTGCCCATACCCTCAGCAATAGCTCTAGCTAATGCAGGAGCATTCTCGAGTACTGCTCTAAGTTCCTCTCCAGCTAACACACCAGATGCCAGACCCTGACCTAATTGCAATATAGCACTTCTAGCTTCTTGCATAGTTGTGCCGGATACAGCTAGTGATTTACCTATCGTAGACGTCACCCTAGCTATTTCCTTCTGGCTGACACCTAGATCCCCGCTGGCCGAAGCAATTTTGGTATATAGCGTGGCAATATCTGCTAATGGTGTGCGAGTATCAACAGCAATTCTAGTTACATCTCTAAAAGCATTAGCAAACTTAGCTGTAGAACCAGCAACTAGATTTATCTTTGTGTCAATGTTAGTCAGTATGTCGGAAAATACTGCTAGTGACGCAGCTGTACCAGATGCTATGGTGACCTTTAAGAGTGTAGATGACAGTGTACCAGTACTTCTAGCAGCTTTATCTGTTACAGAGGAAAATTCAGAAACAGATTTAGAGTAGGATTGTATTTGACCAGTAGCTTTATCTATGCCATCAGCTGTGAAAGTTGTAGGACGACGAAGAGAATTTTTCACCTTATCGATTTCTCTACCAAGCTTTTGCACATTAGATGTAGCAGTACCAGTCGCAACCTCGGCTTTGTTACCTTTAAGATCTGCTTTGAACTTAGAGGTCGAGTCCTTAATTCTATCTACTTTCTTTTGAGCGTCATCTGAATTAATCTTTATATCTACGCTCTTTACATTATCTAAGCCTCTTAACTTGTTTCTTAATCTGTCGACGGTAGAATTAGCTTTCTTACCATCTACTAGTACTTCTAATTCTATTGACATTGAATTCTCCAAAAAATACCCCCGATGACATTTGCCATCAGGGGTCTCATTTTGTTATCTTTCCAATCGGCTTTCCGTATTTCAACGCTATTCTTTCTACGAAGAAAGGTGCAGCCTGTTTAGAGCTGCCCTCGTTTAATGCTTTGATATACGGAACTGGGTTCTTTATTACAAATGTTTCTTTAGACTGTTTGGTGCTATCCCAACTCTTTTGAGCTAGGCCTGTGTCAACCGGAGTCGCAATTTTAAGTTCCGCAAGCATAGTTAACACAGTTGCAGTTGCCTTATCAGAACCAGCCTGTTTCACCTTGCTACGTAACTTACCTATTTCAAACTCCAAGTTTTTCAACATCAGGCGTCTCCTACAATATCAGATAGTGCATCACCACCTTTAGCGCCAAGCATTTTTCTAAACAACGCTGAATTCTTAAGTCCATTGTCTTTAGATTTGCCTTTCATAGCTGCTAATGATGGAAATATCTTTTCTCTAGAGATCTTAGCACCGCTAGCTTCGATTTGTAATGCGGCTCTGTAATCTTCTCGCCAACCCACCGGTCTCTCTTTAAAGTATAACTGCCACCCACGAAACTCTGTGTATGGCATATCACAAACCTCTTGGAAAGAACAGCGAAGAGTATAAGCTAATTCATATAGCTCAAGATCTTCTTCGCTTAATTCGACTTTCCCGCTTTAGACAATCCAGAGTATTCCATGATACTCGCTGACAGGGCAGAGAGGTCATCGAGGGGAAATTCCTGCAGTTCTTCCGACGTAAATTCCACAAGTTCTGGAGCGCCGAGTTTAATTACAACTTCAAGCATTCGCAGACCAGCATCATCGGAATCACCATTTTGTTCCTTAGCAAGCTTCTGAACTTCGATAACTTGCTTTGTGCTCAGCTTGAAAATCTCCACGGTCTCACCCATGAACTTAACCTTCTTGCCAGGAGCCTGTTTGAATACACGCTTTTCCATAATTGCCTTATCTTTCTCAATTGTTAACATGATTATTTAGCCTTGAAAGCTTCTTTGTGAATAAGTTGAAACTCATCTAGCTGCTTTCGCATGCCATGAAGAATTGTCAATGTACGGAAGACTTCAGACGATTTTACTTGATCACCATCGAACTCTGCAATACGTGCAGTCGTCTTTCTGATACTAATATCAATAAAACGACGCATATGTTTGGCAGTAATTCGAAGGACGTAGCCTTGAGTAAAAGGCTTATCTTTGTCGTTTTCGATATTATCCATTAATTATCCTAAATATCGAGGGCGTGACAAGGGACTGTCATCGTTTAATGCACGCGGTCAGCAATGCACCCTCAAACATCAGTTATTAGGCCGTAGTGAAAGCGCCGTAGAAGTCAGATTGCACCGACAGAGTCAGGGTAGCGGTGTTCGCATCCGTCAGCTGCGGGTTGACAAGCAGAGCTTCGATCTTACCAAGCCAGAAGAACTGGGTATTCGGCACGGTCATCACCGACGCGCCAACGGAACCATCAGCGCCGTCGGTATCAGTGTTAGCCAAGGTGAAGCGGAAGGCGTGAGTAACACCATCGGCAACAGCATTGCCCAGCAGCGTGCCAGACGCCCAATCAGCGGGTACGTAGTTAATCGTCAGCTCCAGGTTAGGAGCATCAGACTGACCTTGAACCTGCTGCGACTGAGCTTGACCGTACACAGGTACATTAACAATATTCGGAGGAGTGCCGATAGACGGGAACTCACGAATATTATCAATCAGTTTAAAATTAGTAGCGCCGGCAGTGTCGGCTGCGGTGGTGAACTTATCATCCCACGAACCGTACACAGTAGGCGAAGCCGGTAGAGCAACGTCTGCCGAAGCGCTCGCGCCAAAATTGATTGCCAGCGTCGAATAGATACCAGCGCCAATAGAAGTAATGTGTGCCATAAAGCTTAGACTCCAGAAGTGAAATAATTGAAAGGTACTGAGTAAATAGCGCGATATAAAGATGGATTATCTCTGTCCGCACCACTGAGTACCAAGTTACTAGCACCTATCTGTGTTACACCACTGCCCGTAGACAAGTGTTCTCCCACTAGAAAGGTATCTAGTGTATCTGCTATCTGAGTGACCTTGTTAGGCCCTTTACCAGCAGATACAAATATATCTATATTTAGTATTCCGGAAACGGAGTTAATGTTAACTCCTTTACCACCCGAAATGATGTGTACCCTAATGTAGTCACCTGCTGTCTCTCCGAGAAAGTTAGATGGAAACGTAGGAATGTTCTTCGCATCCCATCTACCAGTCTTAAAGATTGAAAAGATGTCTTTTTGTATATCGGCGTATTTACCCATTTAATTGGTCCTCGCCACATCTAATACCACAATATAACCATTGTCTTTTATTGGTGGAATAATCTTCCAACTCTTACCTTCGAAGACAGCGGTGTCATAAATTGTTAAGTCAGAAATGTCAGCTGTGATAACAATGATTTCAGCCTTCAATGTGTTGGCCTCAGTCAATTGCAACTCACGCTTATCTCTTTTCTTTTCAATCACAACACCTTTTATTACAGTAGACACAACTTCTGTCTGTTCTGCAGTAGCCGTCCTAAAGTTAAAGCTAGAAGCATCACTCTGCTGCAATGTGATATCAATGGCTAAGTCCTTAATAGCAGAGAAGGCTTTCCTAACATTAGATCTTACTGTAGAGCGTAAACTCATTAGTTTGCCCTCCAGACAGTTCTACTGCCAGCTCCTCCTATACTACGTAGTGGTCTTATCATGTTATATACAACACTAGGGAGCATACTTACACTCTTAACATTCTTAAGTTTAATTGGACCTACTTCGATGTCGGTAACACCACCGGTGTCATCCAACAAACCATCATTATTAAGCAGATGATAAGCCAACTCGTAAGTCGACTTAATGATTCTTTGAGGAACCTCATCACCTAACGTGACAGTCATCCCAAGCTTCGGGTCGAAGTAGTCACCATAACGTGGAAATGCTAATAGCTGATCTTCACTTACGGCATAGCCTGTCCAGTTTAACTCATCTAGAATGCTGGTAGCAGTAACCAGAGATTGAGCCTTTTGCGTCTCGGACGCGTCAGTCCAGGCCACAACGTCGAGTCTGTCAGCGAAGTATGCTTCTGCCTCTTCGACAGTAACGTATGAGTTAGTACTTTTAGCTAATGCCATAAGCTACACCATTACGAGTGGAAGACCGGGAGAATACCAAGGCTCAGAGCAGAGCTATACTTACGCTGCCACACACCTTGCACATAGGCCGGAGTACCAGTGACCAGACCGTCAGTAGCGGCGGTAAGGGCAACATAAGCGGCATTTTCCACAACTTCCTTGTAGTCAGCATCAGACGCGAAAGCATCTTCGCTACCAGCCCAGGTGTAACCAGCCGGATGAGCGATGTAGCCCCAGCGATACCAAATTTCAGTAGTACCACCACCCTTGTAGGCAGAAGGCGAACGCGCCATTTCAACCGGAGTAGGAACGGCCAGAGCGTTAAAGTTGATCGAGCCAGGCAGCACGATGAAGCTGGTCTTCGTACCAGTGATATCAACACCAGGACCAGTGTTCAGCTTAGTCAGCTCGGCGCTAGACATAGACTGAGTGGCTCTAGTCAAGATAAGACGAAACTTACCCTGGAAGATCGTCTGAAAGTCAACACCAGCTTCGCTAACCTTATCCTGATCCACCAGATTGGCGGAACGGAAAGAAGCCATAACTTCGGGGCTAGTAACCAGGTAGGCGTACGACGGTTCGTAATCCTTCCAACCCTTACCCATAGCTTGCAGGAAGCCTTCTGCACGAGCAGCGCCCTGAATAATAGCGGTAGCGTCAACGACAGCCTTAGCCGAACCAAGATCCACGTAGAAGCCATACTTCTTGTCCGTAGGGTCATTATCAAACGTCTGACCACCCAGACCATTAGCGCCTTGAGCCTTACCAGCACCATTAAGGGCTTCGGTAATAGCAACGCCCTTAAGCACAGCCAGAAGAGCGTTATGCTCGTCTTGAGTACGCGTCTCGGAGAAGTCACGACCAATCTTAGCCAGACCATCTTCCTGCGTAACGACCTGCTTCATGTTGACCTTCTCAGCGCCATGCGTGCGAACGGTCTTGACATACTTCAGGAACTCGCTGTCTTGCGTGGTCTTAGTACCAGCGGTGCTGTCAGAAATCGACGCAACGTTGATGGTAGGATTCAGCGGCTTTCTCCAGCGAAGCTGACCAATGTAGGTCTCGGTATCGACGTTGATCTCAGGATTCGAGACAGCAATACCAGTACCAACCAGTTTCTTAGCACTGGTGTAAGCTTCGTCAGCGTAAGCACCAATTGCCTCTTGCAGAACGGTGTCAGTTGCACCGGTAATAGACTTTGTAGCGGACATATTGTTTCCTTGTTATTATCGAGAGAATTTACCTGCAGCAGCCATCGCAATGACTTCTGCCTGTGATTTAGCAAATAAAGAAGTACTCTTTGTCTGATCACTTTGGCCACCCTTAGGTTCACCTTGGCCACCAGCTCCAGAGTTAGTTCTCGGTTTAAACAAGAAGGCTTGATCTTCGTCAGCCGCAAACGACTTAACAAAATCATGCAATGATACACCAGACTTGTGAATCCACTCGCCTTTATCATTACGAACAAGCTGATCGATTACCTCTTTAAAGGCAATCTGTGAGGCTCGTTCGTTTCTGAATTCTAGAATACTAAGTGCGGTTTTAACTTCCACGTCGCGGGTAAGTTCAACAACACGCTTCTCAGCAGCTTCTCTGGCAATCTTCTCATCCTTCAGACGTTGCTCATAAGCTTCCTTATGTTTACCTTCGTCCTCCAAACGCTTAAGTTCAGCCTCACGCTCAGCAGTTTCCTTAGCCTTTAATTTGGCTTCTGCTTCATCACGTGCTTTGTAAGCCTTGTCTAGATTTTCTTTGATCTTCGCTAGTTCAGCATCAGATTTCTCTTTAGCCAGACGCTCGATCTTTTCTTCAGCGGTTTCGTTCTTAAGTCTTTCCTTTTCTTCCTCTTTCTTAATTGCAAGCTCTTCCGCAGCAATCTCTTCAGGAGTCTTAGGGGTACCGTCTTCTTTGTTTGGATTTACAGCCATTTTGTTTCATCTCCTGGGCACGGCCCAAAAACTTCTCAAGAGAGCACACACGGTGCACTCCCTGAGTAGATTAAAATTATCCAATACCGTACCAGTACAAATTCTTATCGAACTTGTGCTCAATAGGTTTCAGAATGTCTTCTCTTGTGAGGATATCCTCGATTTGCAATACTTTACCACCAACAACAGAACGACCAGGCACTGGAATAAGTCCTGTGTCGATAGCCTCATTGAGATATTGATCATACAGATCCTTAGGCAAACCTCTTGCACGCATCTCATTTAATGTGTGCAGGATAACGTTAGACTCT